TTGATCCTAATGGTGCGCCTGGTAAGGGTACTATGGCTTCTCAAGGGTACAAAATTAGACCACCAGGGTCTACAGGCACCGCAGTAAATCATCCAGAATACCCAGAAGATGCACAACCAATGAAAAAAGGTGGAAAAGTTTCCAGTGCATCAAGCCGTGCTGATGGTATTGCTCAACGTGGTAAAACTCGGGGCAAAATGGTTATGTGCGGTGGTGGTATGTCATGATGGCTAGCCGCGGCATGGGAGCCATTGATCCTTCAAAGATGCCCGGTGCAAAAAGAAAAAAACGTCGGGACAATACCGATTTTACTCAGTACGCCGAGGGCGGAAAAGTTAACGCCGCTGGTAACTACACAAAACCTGGCATGCGTAAACGGATTGTGTCTCAGGTAAAAGCGGCGGCTACGCAAGGGACAGGGGCCGGTCAATGGTCAGCGCGTAAAGCTCAACTAGTAGCTAAAAGATACAAAGCCGCTGGCGGGGGGTATAGAGATTGAAATCGCCACAACAGTCTTTAAAAAACTGGGGTGACCAAAAATGGAGAACCAAAAGTGGAAAACCGTCTAGTAAAACAGGTGAAAGATACCTTCCAGAAGCTGCTATCAAAAGCCTCAGTCCGGCTGAGTACGCTGCTACAACTCGTGCAAAACGTGCTGGAAAAAAAGCCGGGAAGCAATTCGTAGCTCAACCTAAAACAATAGCCAAAAAAACAGCGGGGTACAGATAATGATGGTTAATGGATTTATAGAAAAGCAATTAGAGATGTCGCAACGCATGCTTGATATGATGGCACGCGACCATAAACACCGTTTAGAACAATTATGTGTTTGGACGGACATGAACGACAGTTTAATGAAAAAACTTGAGGCCAGAGACAAAGAAATCTCTCGTTTAAATGCCTTACTTCGCGCGTACGAGACAATGGAGAAACTTTAATGTCATATACCGCCGGTACAACTGCTTTTAACATGGATTTCACGGAGATTGCCGAGGAAGCATGGGAGCGTGCCGGTCGCGAAATGAGAAGTGGGTATGACTTAAGAACTGCCCGTCGTTCGATGAATTTAATGACCATTGAGTGGTCAAACCGCGGTTTAAACATGTGGACAATTGAGCAGGGGACTATAGACATCACTGCTGGATTAAACACTTACGCGTTACCTTTGGATACTATAGACTTGTTGGACCATGTAATTCGCACAGGCGCTGGGCAACAATACAACCAATCAGATTTAACATGTACCCGCATCAGTGTTTCTGACTACGCTACTATTCCCAATAAACTTTCCCCCGGTCGCCCTTTGCAAGTGTGGATTCAAAGATTAAGTGGAAATACAAATTTGTATAGCGGAACACTAGCTACTACGATTACTACAACTTCTACTTCCATCACTTTAACTACTACGGACGGTTTGGCTTCTTCTGGGTTTATTCAGTTAAGCGCTGGCGGCGAAATCGTATACTACAACTATATAGACGGTAACACTCTGAGCAATTGCTTTAGGGGCCAAAACAACACAACAGCCACTGCGTATACTGCGGCAACCGTAATTTATATACCCCAGCTTCCAGCCATTACTTTATGGCCAACACCTGACAACGCTCAGACGTATCAATTTGTATATTACCGCATGCGCAGAATTCAAGACGCCGGTAAAGGGTTGACTATAGCCGACATGAATTTTCGCTTTCTACCTTGTTTAGTAGCCGGTCTAGCGTACCATATAGCCATAAAAGTGCCCGAAATGCAGGGCAGGCTTGATATGTTAAAAGCCGCGTATAACGAGCAGTTTGATTTAGCCGCCGGAGAAGACAGAGAAAAAGCCTCCCTGCGGTTTGTACCTAGACAACAGTACATTGGTGGGAGCGTTACCTAATGGCTAATTTTGCGACGGGAAGGAAAGCCATTGCCGAATGTGACCGGTGTGGCATGCAGTTTGCGTTAAAAAAATTAAAAACTGAAATTGTTAAAACAAAAAAGTATAATCTGAAGGTGTGTCCGCAATGTTGGGACCCCGACCATCCACAGTTACTGCTTGGTATGCAGCCAATCATTGAGGCGATTGCTTTGAGAGAACCAAGGATAGATACTACTTATGTAACTGCGGGTGTAAATGCGGAGGGTAATCCAACAGGCGGATCAAGAAACATTCAGTGGGGTTGGAGTCCTGTAGGCGGGGCTAGCACCTATGATGTAGGATTAACACCAAATTACTTGGTTTCAATTACAAGTGTTGGTACAGTAACAATATCTTAAGGAGATGGATATGGCAAAAAGTGACATGAAAGAAGACATGAAAATGGACACAGCCCAAGATAAGGCTATGATTAAAAAAGCCTTTAAACAGCACGATATGCAAGAGCATAAAGGCGGTAAGGGCACTAAACTTAAGCTCAAAAAGGGCGGCTCCATTAATGCAAAAATGAAAACTATGGGCCGTAACCTGGCTCGTGTAGCAAACCAAAGCGGTTCTTCAAGGGGCAAATAATGGCTAAATATAGTAAAAAAATGATGGGTAAAGAAGTTGGCGACGCTAAAGTCTACGCTGAACCCCACACAATGGACGGCAAAAAAATGAAGATTGCTGAAGTTCCCGGCAAACCCTCTGAACTTAGTGGCACTAGCCGCATGCGCATGAGCGTTGGCATGTATAACAACGGCCCCGTAGTGCCAACAAAAACCGACGGTATTAAAATTCGTGGCACAGGAGCGGCAACCAAAGGCTTAATGGCTAGAGGCCCGATGGCTTAATGACATACGCAGAACTTGTTACAGCAATACAGCAAACTGCCGAAAACTCGTTTGATTACTCTACTAACCCGGAGATAATTAATAGATTCATTCAGCAGGCGGAGCAACGCATCTATAACACGGTGCAAATTGCTAATTTACGTAAAAATGTAACTGGTGCATTGGCAGCCGATAACCCATACCTAGTTTGCCCTTCGGACTTTCTATCAACATATTCTTTAGCTATTTATAGCTCTAACGCTACCCCTGTTGAGTATACATACTTGCTAAACAAAGACGTAAATTTTATTCGTGAGGCTTATACTAACGTAACGGGCACACCAAAACACTACGCTATTTTTGGCCCTCAAAATTCTAATCCGCTGTATTTAGTGTTTCTTTTGGGCCCAACACCCGATGCACAATATAGCGCTGAATTGCATTACTACTATTACCCAACGTCTATTGTTTCCGCGAATACAACATGGCTCGGACAAGAATTTGATTCCGCGCTATTGAACGCGTCTTTGGTTGAAGCAATTAGATACATGAAAGGCGAGCAAGATCTTGTTAACCTATATCAAAGCATGTATACTCAATCAGTTACGCTGCTCAAGAATTTGGCGGACGGTAAACAACGTGCTGATGCGTATCGTGATGGTCAAGTTAGGATACAAGTACAATGAGCATAGTTCAAACGCAGACTACCAGCTTTAAGGCGGAGCTGTATCAAGGCATCCACGATTTAACTACCGACGTTATAAAAATAGCCCTGTATACAGCTTCCGCCGACCTTAACGCAAGCACAACCGTTTACTCTTCGTCTAATGAAGTTTCGGCCTCTGGGTATACCGCGGGCGGGGCCACCATGACTGGGATCACGGTAAATTCTTCAGACTACACGGCGTATGTAGGTTTTAATAACGTTGTTTGGGCCGCCACGTTGACGGCTAGGTGTGCTTTAATATATAATTCTAGTAAGGCAAATCGTTCAATTGCGGTATTAGATTTTGGTTCAGACAAGACTTCTAGCGCGTTTACGATTACAATGCCTGCTTCAACTCCAACCACAGCGTTAATTCGCAGTTCAAATTGAGGAAACACATGCTAGTAAACACTACCTACGGCGAAATGGATGACAGCCTTTTGGAAAAAAAAGAAGGCATTTTTGAAAACGACAACGAAAAAACATCTTGGGTAGAATATTGGAAAGGTGACGAAATGGTTCATCGTTCCGCACATGTAATTATTAAAAAACCCGCTGTCTTTGCTGATGGCGAAACCGCAATCTTTTAAGGGGAAATATTATGGCCAGCACGCAAGCAATGTGTAACTCATTTAAAACGGAAATATTGACTGGTATTCACGCTCTTGGAACTACTGTTACTCGCGCGACTACTGCGGCAGACACGTTTAGAGCAGCTTTGTATTTTAATTCTGCTACCCTTAGCTCTGCTACAACCGCTTACACTTCGACTGGTGAATTGGGTACAGGTAGTACGAATTATACTGCCGGCGGCGTTTCAGTTACTTGGCTTACTCCTGTACTTTCAGGTTCAACTGCTTGCACTACTCCTAATGCTAACATAAGTTATACCACTATTTCTACAGTTAACGACGTACAATCAATACTGATCTACAACTACACGCAATCAAATAAAGCGGTTGCGGTGTATACGTTTACAGCTCAGACCATTACTAACGGTACACTGCTATTAACTGTGCAAACTAACGACTCAGCAACCGCTCTATTGAAAATAGCTTAACCGCAACGGTCGAAATGCCGTGTCTGAAC